TGGATGAGCCCAATCGATAGTAAACAAATATTTACCATATATGAATTTTTTGTTTAATCCCAGGTATTTTCCTCTTACCCCATCCAACCAATCAAAGCAAGTAACACTAGGCCAATAGCTGAAACAGTTCCACAATTCGAGCTCGTGGACTTGCATATCAGGCACCTTGGCTCTATCAAATGATTTTTGGAAAAACGCTGAGATAGGCAACCTCCAATAACACGCACCGTTGGGTAGCATGATGTTAAATAAGATAGCCCTTCCTGAGATAGACGTAAGACCGAAGATAACACAGTCTTCGCTTTCTCCATGATGTTCTTTAAGGTCATAAAGATATTCCTTTCTTACTTTACAATATATCGGAGGTAGATTCGCGTTTAGATAAGCCATGTTTATATTTTTCCCTCCAATAATTTTTTCTTTCTAATTGTCTTATTCTATAATCAAATTTATCTAAACCTAATAACTTTGCAATGAGATTTTTTAACACTTCCATCTTCTTCTCGCTTGTCTTATTCTTGAGTTTGGATCGTTTCTTGTTTTTGCAGAAGCTCTTTTAAGTTGACCTAATGATCTTGCACAATAAGATTTTCTACGTTTTGCTGCAGCAGAACCTGGTTTTACTTTTCCTGTTACTGCAGTTTTTAATTTTGAACCTGGATTAAGTCTACGATATGCTTTGACCCCCGCTGCTGTCATACCAGCACCAGACTTAGTTGGTCTGAAATTTTTTTTATTTCGAGGTGGCATACCCCCCTTGGAAAGCATTACTGCTTTTCCTGTGCCTTTGGTCTGTATGCCAACTCTATTCATTACGGTGTTGTCAACGTTTTACCAGAATACTTATCTGTTAGTAAAGTATATCCAGCA